GGGAAACAGACGGATTAAGCCTTATGAAACAAGAGTTTCCCCGATTGGAGACTAAACGCTCTGAGTGGTCATTCTCACAAATTGGAAATGTTGAGATAGTAGGTAATGACTCATTTGGTGACGAGTGCGCGGAATGGGCCGAGCGTTTTCTTGATACAAAAATGATGCCGTGGCAATTGCACGTTCTCCGGGGACAACTTGCCCACGACGGAGACGGCAATTTGCTCAATCGTCAATCGCTTGTTTCCGTGGCTCGACAAAATGGAAAATCGGAATGCCAAATTGCGGTTGCTGGTTGGTGGCTCTGCACAATGGGCGCCAGACGCGACCGTCCACAAAATGTTGTCACGACCGCGCACCGTCTAGACATTGCCACCTTGTTATTTGAGCGACTTGCACCAATCCTCATTGAGAAATTCCGCGCGGAGGCGTCTTGGTCGTATGGGCGAATGGGTTTGATTATGCCGGACGGCTCCAAACTCTGGACTCGTGCCGCCACCCCAACCAATTTTCACGGCCTCACCGTGGATTGCTTTATCATTGACGAGGTCTGGGCCATTGGCGATTCAATAATTGACGACGCCATTATCCCAACTCAAAAAGCGCGCAAATCTGCACTTTGCTCAATGTGGTCCACCGCTGGGACCGAAGCGTCCTCAACACTCTTGGCAAAACGAGAAATGGGATTGCGAGCAATTGACAAACCCAACGAGTCGGGCAATTTCTATTTTGCGGAGTATTCGCCGCCTCACAACATTGACCCGATGACTCCGGAGGCGTGGGCGTATGCGAACCCGGCACTTGGTCACACTCTCGACGTAGAAACTTTGCGGGCCGAATCTTTGACAATGCAGCGCGGGTCATTCCTCCGCGCAACGTGCAACGTCTTTGTTGCCTCTGCCACGTCGTGGCTTGAGGCGGGTCTCTGGGAGTCTTTGACAACGGAGGTTGCCCTTGGTGACGGCGGCGTCCTTGCCGTTGACCAATCCTTGACCCAAGACCGCGTGGTCGGACTCCGCGCAAAAAAAATTGACGAGGAGACAATTGTTGAGGTCGCATTTGTTGAGGCGACTCTTGCGGGCGCGTGGAGAACGATTGAAAAAATGATGAGCGCGGACAACACGTTGCAATTAGCAATTGGCGCTGGGCTAGAAATTCAACTCCCAGAAAAACTCAAACCCAAAACAACAACGGTCGGTCATCGGGAAATGACAAAATGGACCGCCATTGTGCGCCAAATGATTAAAGAAAATCGCGTCAAGCACCACGGGGAATTGTTGCTCAACGAGCACGTTGCGCGGGCCGTACCGGTCAAGCATCAAGCGGGATTGACTTTGTCCTCAACTCGGTCTCCCGGCGCGATAGAACTCGCTCGTTGTCTCGTCTTTGCGGTCGCAATGTCAAGTCGTCCCGTTGCACCCAAACGCGCCGCGTTCGCGTCATCTTGAAATTCCCTATCTTTATTTGAGACGCTCGCAAATTGGTTTTGTGTGTGTCACAATCTGACCAATGGCTCTATTCAATCGCAAGGTGACAACGGCGGCGTTTAACTCCGAACCGATACGCGCCGCCGCAGGTGGGGCCTCTCAAATCGGCGAGTTCTACACTTACTCTGTCGGGAGCGTGGAAGAACTCGCCCTCAGTATTCCGACAATAAACCGTGCTCGAGATTTGCTGGCATCCTCTATCGCTTGCCTTGACTTACAGTCCTACACCCTCCAATGGACCGGTGAGCGATACGAGGAAATTTATGTCCCGGGCGAATCTTGGATGACGCGCCCAGACCCAACGGTCACGCGTAATTTCATTATCTCGCAAACCGTTTCGGACCTTTTTATGTACGGTCGCGCTATGTGGGCCGTGACCTCGCGCTATGCAAATGGTTTTCCCGCCACGTTTCAATGGCTGCCTCAATCAAATATCTCGACGCCCGGACAAGTCGGTCCGCAATGGTACGGCAACCCGTCGGAAATTCAATTCAACGGTCTTAATCTTAACCCCGACAATGTTGTCACGTTCTTATCCCCAACGCAGGGGATAATTTTTATGGGTCGTCGAGTTATCAACACCGCGCTCAGACTTGACCAAGCAGCCGAGCGATTTGCATCAAACGAAATTGCCGCGGGTTATTTGCAGCAGACTAAGGACTCCGAGCCTATGACGGCGGACGAACTTGGTGAGTTGGCTCAGGGCTGGAGCGCGGCCCGCCGCACAAATTCGATAGGTGCTCTAAATGGTTTTGTTAACTTTGTTTCTTTTGACCAAGACCCGAGCAAGTTGCAAATTACCGAGGGCCGTCAACACTCAGCGTTGGAACTCTCACGTTTGTCAAACATTCCCGCGTGGATTCTTGGAATTGGCATTCCGGGGATGACGTACCAAAACGCTCAAGATTCTCGACGTCAACTTTACGAGTTCGGGTCTCGTCCTCTTGCTCACGCCATAGACGAACGATTGTCAATGAACGATGTATTGCCAAATGGTCGCCACGTCAAATTTGACGTGGAATCGTACCTCGGTGGACTTGCCGTTGACATTCCCGTTGAAGCAATAGTTGAAACACCAGAAAGAGAATATCGATGATTCGTTTTGAAGCAACACCAATAACCCTTGACGCCGCTGCTCCCGGTAGCACCGAGCCGCGTCGCACGATTACGGGCCTCGCCATTCCTTGGAATGTTGAAGCAACCGTCTCGACGGGCCAGCGCGTGAAATTCCTTGAGGGCTCTCTCCCCGTTGACGGTCCCGCGCCGGTCCTTCTTGAGTTTCACGATTCCTCGCGACCCGTTGGAATTGTCACTCAGCGAGTTTCAGATTCAACCGGAATGATGTTTGAAGCAAAACTCTCAGACACCGCAGCCGGACGAGACCAAATGACCTTGATGCTTGACTCGGTGGTCACCGCGGTTTCCGTAGGAGCCGAGCCCATTGATTACACCATAGACAAAAAGACCGGAACAATGACCGTCACAAAAGCATTGTGGAGCGAATTGTCGCTTGTCACCGCCGGAGCATTTTCCGACGCAAAAATTTTACAAGTCGCAGCCTCGACCCCCGAGGATGATGAACCCCAACCAGAAGAAAAGGAAGAAGAAATGTCAGAACCAATTGAAACCGCAGTCGTTGAGGCTGCAACAAAACCAACAGAGTTGCTCTTTGCAACACCAAAACGAGAATTCAAAATGCCGTCCGCCGGTGAGTGGATTGCTGCACAATTCGCAGGTGGCGCAATTGCTGCCGAGTTCAACGCTCGTCTCCGCGCTGCTGCTCCAGACGTAACAACGACCGACCTTGACGGTATCTTGCCGCTGCCAATTGTGGCTCCTATCTATTCTGGGATTCAGGGGTTGCGCCCGGTCGTGGATGCCGTCGGCGCTCGAGCAATGCCTCAAGGTGGAAAGATTTTTATCGTTCCAAAAATCACGACTCACACAAGTATTGGTGGACCCGAGACTCAAAACACCACAATCACCGCGGGACAATTCATCGTGGATGACATTCAAGTCACTAAAGCAATTTACGGTGGATATGTGACCCTCTCCGAGGCCTCAATTGATTGGACAGACCCCGAGGTCCTCGGCGCATTGTTGGAGGACTTGGGCAAAAAGTATGCCCTTTTCACCGACGACGTTGCAGCGGATGCACTCTTGACGGGAACGACACAGACTACCGGCAACGTAGACACAGACGACCCAGCCGATTGGATTCAAAAAATCTACGCGTGTGCAAGCACCATTCTCAGCAATGGCAACTATCTCCCGGACCATCTTTTTGTGTCCGGCGATGTTTTCGCGCAACTTGGAACTTTGAGCGATACGTCAGACCGTCCGTTGTTTCCACAAGTTGGGCCAATGAATGCATTCGGCACAATGAACGCAGCGTCTCGCGACTCAATCGTTTTTGGGCTTCGCTTAATCGTTGACACAAATTTTGCGGCCAAGACTACAATTGTAGGAGCAGCGGCAACCGGTGCGTTTCGTTGTTATGAGCAGCAGAAAGGCGCAATCGTGGCCGACATTGGCTCCGGAGCGTCAACTCTGTCTCGCGATGTAGCGTGGCGCGGTTATTTTGCACCAACAATGATTGATGCAAATCAATTTATGAAAATCCCTCAGGCCTAGTTAAAGACCGAGAGACAAAAAGGAATCCAGCGTGGCGACTTATACGGTCACAAACAAAATGCGACAAGACGATGTCGCCGTGCTGCAAACCTTGACGCCTCACGACCTCGACGTCGGTGACCTCATTGACGTCGCGGGAGTTGGTAGCGGCTTCAACGGCTCATCATTACTCGTTCGCGCCATTCCAGAATATCTATTCACAGGAGTTGACGCTCAAGGTGATTACACCTACGCCATAGGCGTCCCGATTCCAAACCAAGTTTTGTTTGAAAATGTCGGTGACGATGTAGGACGCGAAGCAGCGGTTGGAACGATTGATTATTCGGTCACGGTGACTTGGATAGTTGACCAAGACGTTTTGGATTGGCTCGGCATTGACCCGGCAACACTCAATGACGAATTGTTCGTTACCGTGTGCACCGATGCGGCAAACGAGGTCGCGTATCGTCGCCGTTCGGCCGCGGGTTATACGGATTCCGTGTCGACTTGTGGCTCCGACGTCAAACTCGGGACGACGATGTACGCGGCTGCTCTCTACCGGGAGCGCGGCTCGCTTGATTCGTTTCAGTCTTTTGACGTAATGCAAACGCCCGCGCCAACCGGCGCAATGGGTCAAATCCTCCGCCTCTGGGGTTGCAACCGTGCTCAGGTCGCATAGTGGGCCGATGCAATGAAGCGCGAGAACGTCTCGTCGAGACTCTGGAGGACGCGACCTTGGTGG